GTCTGTAGGTTATAGGCGAGACATACAAAAGTATTAAATGTTTAGGTTGGTCTAAACATCACCTATTAATCTATAAAAACACAAACAAACAATTTAACTAATAGGAGTTGAAAAACAAATACGAGTTAAATATAATACCTGAGACAAACAAGTATTATCCTGATTATACAAAAGAAGACTTTGTATATATTGACAGGATATACGGCGGACTAAACGGCAAAAGTAAATTAGTTCAAAAGGACGGCTCAATCTATAAAGGTTATTTAAAAGACTTTAAAATAGGAGCTAAGACTTTTACACTAACGGAAGATTGTCGGTGGTTTGACAATTCAGGTATGCCTTGCCAATGTCCAAACGGCGTTAATGAGAAGGACAAGCTGAGCTCATTGAGAGCTGAGCTGAGCCAAGTTAATGCTGATAAGAAATGGCAAGACTACAAGAGAAAAGTCTTCAAAAAATGAGCTGAGCTAAGCTCATCGGAGCTAGGCGGGGAAACTCGCCTACTCCAAAACAATAAAAACACTAACAAAAAAGGAGACATTATGTCTTGGTTAGTATATAAAGCAAAAGTGGTTGGCACTTATACTTTTATCTATGCACAAAAAGTATGGGGATTGCTACCCTTTTAAATAAACCTGAAATGGAGCTGAGCTTTCTTGTCAGCTCTATTTCTTTAAATAAACAAAAGGAGTAAGTATGTCAATTTATATTGATAGTTACGATATTAGAGTTGAAGGTGAAGAAGAAAACTCTAAAAACAAAAAAGCACCTTTAGTTGAAAAAATGAGTATGTCTTCTAAAGATGGTATGAACAGCAAAGCATTTATAGACTTGGTTGAGCAGATAGGCGATAGCCACGATGCTAGATGTGATGTTCATTTTAAAGTAATAATGAAGCAACACAGATACTAATATGAGAGAATATACTTTTATTAGTAAAGGAAGAGCTGAAGGTATAATAGTAGATGTTGATATGCCTAAAAAAATTTCGGCTATAAGTCTCAAAAAAGCTATTGCAAAGTTTTCACCAAGTGAGCATTGTATAATGGCGGTTATTTATTGGACTAGCCGAAAAGGTAATGAAAGCAAAAAAGTAGTTGCTATGCCTTATATTAATAGGAAGCAAAGAAAAGGTAGGCTATAGATGATTGAAATATTTGAACTCATTATGTCAGCTCCGATGGAGCTAAAAGTGTTATTATTGGCGGGTTTAATATCGCCAATTTTTCTATTAAGAAATTCCAAATAGCGTAGCACCAAGCCTTGTGAGTCAGAATATTGTATAATATTCACTGCAATATAGCTGAGAAGATAGGTTGAAGACCTATTATCCCGTGCTAGAGTGTGGCTACTCTAGGCTATTGGATAGGGAGTATAGCGAGAGTTATGCTCCCGACCTTATTTTTTTTAATTTTTAAATAAAGAGACTAGACAGCGACTAGACGGCGATTTATACTAAAGTGCCCGTATGTAGAAGCCAAAAACATAAACACAATAACTTATAGGAGTTTATACAATATATGGATAGTAAACAAACATTACTAGAAATAATGCCTAAATACTCAGACCAATTAAAACACGAAAAAGAAATGGCTGAGCTAGGTAAACACAGAACTAACAAAAGACGAGTCTCTCACGTTGAGCGTGAAGAGGAGTCTGTTACGAGCTATGGTAAAGTTATGGTTGCCAACACAATCAGACCTTTAGCCAATGCGATAGCTGAGTATATACAAGAGACAGCTAAGAAGACTATAGGAAAACCACCTATTGCCTTTGTTAAAATGTGTGAAGTCCCACCTGAAATACTTGCTCTAATCACGGGTAAGCATATAATCAATACAATTACACAATACAAACCTTTAACCGCTACTTGTATTAGTCTTGGCGGTAAGATTGAGACTGAGATAGCTTTGAAGAACTTTAAGTTTTTAAATCCTGAGCTTTATGAAGCTGTTAAACAAGATTTAGACAAAAGGTCTTGGAATTATGTTTATAAAAGAAGAAAATTAAGAGAGAGTGCTAAGCGTGGAATAGTTAAATGGGAAGAGTGGACTACACCTGAGAAATTGCACGTTGGATTAAAACTTATTGAGATGTTAATTATCTCAACGGGCTTAATTGAAATTGGTATGGAAACTATCAATCATAAAAAAGCTAAGATTATTAAACAGACTCATAAGACTAGAGAGTGGATTAAGAATAGAAATAGCTTTAATGAGCTTTTGAATCCTGAGTATCTTCCAACAGTTTTACAACCTAAGATGTGGAGCTCAGTTGTTGGTGGCGGATATTGGACTAAGGAATTACCTGAGTTAGATTTAGTTAAACAAAAGAATAAACAATTTAAGAGAGAGCTTGAAAACTTTGATATGCCTGAAGTTTATAGTGCAATCAATATAATGCAAAGTACACCTTTTAAAATTAATAAGTTTGTTTTAAGTGTTATGCAAAAGGCTTGGGATAATGGAGACGCTATTGGTGGTATGCCACCTAATAGGAATTTAGATATACCAAACAAACCTCACGACATAGAGACTAATAAAGACTCAAGAAGAGATTGGAAGAGAAGAGCTGTTATCGCTCATACTGAAAATGCTCGTATGTTTTCTAAAAGATTATTGTATGCTAAAATAATTTGGTTAGCTCAAAAGTTTAAAGACTATGCGACATTATATTATCCTTTACAATTTGACTTTCGAGGTCGCTCATATTGTGTCCCAGCCTTCCTTAACTATCAAAGTATTGGTGGAGCTAAGGCGTTGCTTTTATTTTCTAATGGAAAAGAAATTACTCCTGAGAATAGAGGAGATTTTTGGTTAGCCGTACACGGAGCTAATATGTATGGTAATGATAAAGTGTCTTTAGAAGATAGAGTTAAATGGGTTAATGACAATGAAGAGTGGATAGTTAATTGTGCTCAAGACCCTTTTAGACATAGAGAATGGGAAGATGCCTCAAATGCTTTTCAATTTTTGGCGTGGTGTGATGAGTGGAGAAGATACCAAGCTAGAGGAATTGGAGAAAAGTTTATATCTCATTTACCAGTTAATGTTGATGGGAGCTGTAATGGTCTTCAATTATATTCTTTAATGTTAAGAGATAGTGTGGCGGGTAAGTTAGTTAATTTACTTCCGTCAGATAAACCTCAAGACATTTATCAATTAGTTGCTGACGCTGTTAATGAAAAGTTAAGAGTACACGCTTCAGAAGATAGACCTTATGCTCAGCAGTGGTTAGATTATGGAGTTAAGCGTTCTACTACTAAACGAAGTATTATGACAATTTGTTATGGCTCAACAAGATATTCTTGTACGGACTTTGTAATAGAAGATTTAACCAAGAGAAAAGATAAAGGAGAGAGCCACCCTTTCGTTGATGATTTATTTAGACCCGCTTCTTATTTGGCTAGTGTCATTTGGGATAGCATTGGGGATAATTTAAAATCAGCTAGAGTTGGTATGAAGTATCTTCAGGATATAGCTAAGATTGTTTCAAAAGAACAATTACCTATACATTGGGTTACACCAGTAGGATTTCCAGTTTATCAATCCTATCCTGAAATGAAGTCTAAAAGAGTTAAAGCTATGCTTATGGGAGAAGTTATAAAACCCCGTATCAATGCTGAGACTGATAAGACAGATAAATTGCGTATGTCAAATGGAGTAGCTCCTAATGTGGTGCACTCGGTTGATTCTGCGGGTATGATTAAAACTGTCAATTTTGCTCATAAGAACGGAGTTAAGAATTTCTGTAATGTGCACGACAGCTTTGGTACGACTGCGGGTGATGTAGAAATGTTAAATAAAAGTTTAAGAGAAGCCTTTATTGATATGTTTTCTAATCACGATGTATTGGCAAAGTTCAGGGAAGATGTTGAGAAACAATTACCTGATAAATTGAAGGCTAAATTACCTGAAGTCCCTCAAAAAGGCGATTTAGATATAAATAAACTGAGGGAAAGTAAGTTCTTTTTTGCGTAAAAGCATTAAAGTACCCCTACTTAGAACAATAAAAAAGAGGAGACAAAATGGCGAAGAATAATAACGTCAAGGTAGTATCACCAGTTGGAGTATCACAATATGCGTGGCTAACAACACCTGATACTCGTTTTGATGAGACTGGTCATTATAAGACTAATCTTATTATAAACGCAAAAGAAGCTCAGTCATTGAAAACTCAAATTGATGCTGAGATAAAGAAAAGCGTTGCTCTTGCTAAAGAGAAGGCTAAAGGAAAAGCTATTAAAGAAGCTCCTCGTCCTTATGAAGATGAATTAATTGATGGTAAAGCGTCAGGAAATGTTATCTTTAAATTTAAGACGAAGGCAAAAATTATAGCTAAAGATGGAAAGGTTATACCTAATAGAGTTGCATTATTTGATAGTGCGGGTAAACCTATGATTGACGCAAATGTTTGGTCAGGTAGTGAAATGAAAGTATCGGCAGAATTGATACCTTATTACACTGCTATGGCAGGAGCAGGAGTGTCAATGAGACTTAGAGCTTGTCAAATAGTTAAGCTAGTTGAAGGTGGCTCAAGTAATGCTAAAGGTTATGGCTTTGAATCTGTTAAAGATGGCTATGAACAACCTGAAGCTATGGCAGAAGAAAATGTATCGCAGGAAACTCAGGCTGACTTCTAAACAAGTCGGAATACGATACGGATTTCGTTCAGGCTTGGAAGAGTCTATAGCGAAAGAGCTTAAAGATAATCGTGTAGTGTATGAATTTGAAAAGACTAAGTTGAAATATACTAAGCCTCAAAAGATTCATACCTATACGCCTGATTTTCATTTAACAAAGAAAAAAATTTTTATAGAAACAAAAGGATTATTTACTACTCAAGATAGACAGAAAATGAAATTGATTAGGGAGCAATACCCTAATTTAGATATTAGATTTATATTTTCTAATTCAAGAGCTAGGATAAGTAAGAAATCAAAAACAACTTATGGAATGTGGTGTGAAAGATACGGATATAAATATGCCGATAAGCACGTTCCGAAGGATTGGTTATGATAGGTAGAGTAATTTATAAACAAGAGAGCGTTCAATACTATTCAGAATCAAAAGATGAATGGATTGATGTAGATAATATGGACGAACAACATTGTCGTAATGCTCTTAAAAAAATTATCAGGAAGTATGGAGTGATAAGTGAGCAACATAAGAAAAGAAACTAAATATATTGTTATTCATTCTTCAGACACTAATCCTACACAGAATTTTGACGTAAAGGATATTGACATACAGCATAGAAAAGAAGGTTTGTTTTCGTGTGCATTTCACAAAGTAATTACTAGAGAAGGCGAAGTGCAAGACGGAAGAGACATACAAATCGCAGGTGCTCACGTTGATAGTAATGTTAAATTGTCAAATAAAAATTCTATTGGTATCTGTCTAATCGGTGGACAGTCAGTAGATGGTAAGCCCGATTGTAATTTTACTTTTAAACAATACGAAGCTCTTTTAGAGTTAATTCGTGATTTAAAAAAAGATTATAAAGAGGTTAAGATAGTTGGTCATAGAGATATGACCGACTCCTTATCTCCGCATTTCAACGTAACTGAATTGCTGAGATAGTTTGTTTGTACCCCTTGAGAGAGTATATAATACTCAACGGAAAATCTTAAATGATTGGAATTGTGAGGCTAAAGCTCTCAAGGGGGAAATATTTAACAGAAAAAATTTATGGAAAAACAAGAAAGCAACTTTTTATATCATACGCCGTGCAATAATTGTGGCTCGTCAGACGCTAATTCCGTCTATGATGATGGACACTCTTATTGTTTCTCGTGTAATACAACCGATACTTTAACAACTGAAGGAAATGATTTGACACAACCCGCAAAAGAAAAAACAAGTAGTGAATTTATTAGTGGAGCAGTAGCACCTTTAATAAAAAGAAAAATAGATTTAGATACAGCAAGAAAATTTAATTATCAAACAGGAGCTTGGTTCGGAAGACCAGTTCAGATAGCTAATTACTATGATAAAGATAAAAATTTAGTTGCTCAAAAATTAAGAAACCCTGACAAGACATTTCAATGGTTAGGAGACGCAAAGAAGTCAGGTTTATTCGGACAACACCTTTGGAGAGATAAAGGTAAGATGATAATAATTACAGAAGGTGAGATAGATTGCCTTAGCGTTTCTCGTATCAACCAAAATAAATTTCCAGTAGTAAGTGTAAAGAGTGGAGCTCAAGGAGCTAAGAAAGATATTCAAAGAGAGCTAGAATTTTTAGAAGGATTTGATTCAGTAGTTTTAATGTTTGACCAAGATGAACAAGGTAAACAAGGAGCTATTGAATGTGCTAAATTATTCTCACCTAATAAAGCTAAGATATGTAGTCTTCCTTTAAAAGATGCTAATGAAATGTTAGTTGAAGGTAAGACTAGAGAATTAGTAGATTGTATATGGTCTAGTAAATCATATAGACCTGATGGAATAGTTTTAGGTGCTGACTTATGGAATGAAATTAAAAAAGAAGATACTTATGTTACAGTTCCCTATCCTTTTGAGTGTTTAAATTTAAAGACACACGGATTAAGAAAAGGAGAGCTTGTTACTATTACAGCAGGGACAGGAGTAGGTAAAAGTTCTTTTTGTAGGCACGTTGCATTACATTTATTAGAAAAGGATATGAGCGTAGGTTATATTGCTTTGGAAGAGAGTGTTAAACGTAGTGCTCTTGGAATTATGGGTGTCTCTATGAAGAAACCTTTACATTTAACTAGAGAAGGAACAGATGAAACAGAACTTAATAAGACTTTTAAACATACTATTGGTAATGGGAAGTTTTACCTATATAACCACTTTGGTAGTACCCTTGCTGATAACTTATTGTCTAAGATAAGATATTTAGCGAAGGCTTGTAACGTAGACTTTGTAATATTAGACCATTTACATATGGCTCTATCATCTATTGGTGATGAACATACAAATGATGAAAGAAAACTAATTGATTATACTGTTTCTAAATTAAGAACATTAGTAGAAGAGACTGGTATAGGATTAATATTAGTTAGTCATTTAAGAAGGTCTGAGGGAGACAAAGGATTTGAAGATGGTAAGAGTGTAGGATTAAATGCTCTTAGAGGTAGTCAAAGTATTGCTCAATTATCAGACATAATTATTTCAATGAATAGAAATTTACAAGCAAACAATAATCTTGCTCAAGTAAATATACTGAAGAATAGATTTTCAGGAGAAACAGGAAAGGCTTGTAATCTTTATTATGATTTAGATACTGGTTGTTTAAGTGAAGTTAAAGGAGATGTATCTGATGAGTTTTAATAAATTTTTAAAACAAAAAAGAAAATCTATACAGTGGACTGCATATGTTTTAGAAGCTGTAGGTAAAGCTAAAAAATATCAAAGACCAGTTACATTAGATGTTGGTAAAGAAAGTTCAGCTCTTATGTTAGAAGACGCTCTTTTAAATTTAGCTATGAATGGAGAAAATGCGGCGTGGAGAGTAGAAGTTAAACTACATACATTACAATGAAAAAACTAAAAGAAAAATTTGAGATATGGTCTTTGTATTATAGAACTGAAATAGTTTATTTTATTATTGGTTTTATTACAGGAGCAATATTATTATGAAAAAGAAACCTAGTGAGCCACTTATAATTGGCGGAAAAAAATATTACAAGTATAAAATTATTTGGGAAGATATTGTTGGTGATTCAACTTTAGCTACTGCAAATGATTTTGCTAAGATGACTTGTGCTGATGTGCATACGGAGTGTTGGATATTTGATAAGACAGATGATTATGTTTATTCTTTTGCAAGTTATTTTACAGATGATGGAGAAATAGAATTTGGGGATAGAAACATTTATCCTCGTAGTGTTATTAAAAGTATGAAAAGGATATAAAATGAAATATTGTTTTGACATAGAGACAGATGGTTTTTTAAATCAATGCACTAAAGTACATTGTATAGTCTTAAAAAATATTGATACTAATAATATATTAATC